TCCTGCTCAGCTTTACCTTGTGAGGAGTAAGGTTATGCAGTTCGGTCATGTCAATTAGTTTCACACCACGCAAATTATACATCAGTGCTTCGTTGGGTGTTAGAATCTTGATGTCCTTCTGCGTCTTCTGTGGTTGAACGGCATACACCCTTTCCTCATTAAGGTTCATTATACTAACTCCTCTGCAATGCCCAGTATCTCAGCCGCAGCAAGAGCGAGGGCAAGTAATACTATTGAACCTGTATAGACTGCAACCAAACAACCTATCAGGCGCAGGCCGCTTTTAATTAAACTTACATAAAAATGTCCCATGCCCGGATCCTTGGCTGCTGGAACATATACTCTTTCTGGTATTGGCATTTTTGATCTCCTTATCTTGGTGCAAACTCTTGTTGCAATTTAATATTGTCCATGAACTCTTTCTTGGTTCCTGGATCATCCTTGAAACTACCTTCCAACACAGTTGTCTGCGTTAGACTGCTGTGTGCCATGATGCCTCTATTCTCACAACAACCATGCGTTGCTTGGATATACACACCAATGTTCTTTGAATTCGTTGCCTTCTTGATTTCACGTGCAATGTCATTGCACAGTTCTTCCTGTAAGGTTCCACGTCTAGCACACCACTGTGCGATACGTGTGTATTTGCTAAGTCCAATTACTTTACCATTAGGAATGATCCCAATGTATGCTACACCTGTTACTGGTTGATGATGATGCGAACAAACACTTTTTAATTCACTTCTTACAACAAGCATACCAGTGTAAGCATCTTCACCTTCATTAGGAAATGCAGTTGCGTGTGGAATCTTATCATAACGTCCTTGCATTAGTTCGTTATAATACATTTTAGCAAGTCGTTTCGCTGTTCCGTGACTGTTAGGATCACTGTCACGATCAATTAAAAGTGCGTCTAAAACACCTTCAAACTTTTCTGCGGCTTCGTCGATTAGTTTTTCTTTTTCACCAGCATAGATGAATTCACTAATATTATCACCCGCCCAATAACGCCTGTTAGCGTCTTTAATTCTGCGTGTTACTTCTTCGTATTTTTTCAATCTGTTTCTCCGATGTTAAGGCAGTGGATTGCCATTGTTGTTATTTTAAAACCTTTAGTAGATTTCCGCAACCGAAATAATCTCCATTCAGTTTATACACCTGTTTATTTAGGCTTACGAGATAATCTTCATAATTTTCCATATAATCAACAATCTTGTCCATTACTTGCTTTTTGTGCTTCTTGTAAGATTCCATTGATTCAGTCCATTCCGAAGGATACTTGAACTTGTCAAGTGCCATCTCTGTATAACTTAATCTATCTGGAACCATGGGCAATGCTCCTACCAGAGCACCCTCATACCAACTAATGCCCAGCGTTTCTTGTAGGTTGGCACTAAACACAAGTTTCGCTTCTCCCAGCAGGTTGTGGTATTCGTTCTTTGTTAAAGGCCTTTCCTGGCACACTACAAAGTTATATTGTGGTAGCGATTCTTTTAGATCCTGAAATATTGGAAGTTGCTTTTCTGGAGCAACTCTGTGCGGAAATAGTATTGTGTTCTTTTTGGTCATGCCCTTATACATTGTAAGAACGTTATCCATGTATTCGAATGGCCACCCAGTTCTTATTGCTTTGGATTTATCTAATTCTGGGAATGATTCAAAGAACATATTAATGTGGAAATCGCTTGCAAAAAAATTATGATTAAAGCATTCATACATGCTTCTTTCAGCATTTCTTACCCAAGGCTTATCGCCTATCAGTCTACCAAGGAAATCAGCAGGATCATAAGAACCAGCATGCCAAAGGCCACCGATTGTAATGTTAATGCCCAGTAGCTCAGCCATGTATTTAAGTTGAATAACAGTTGGGTTCCAAGCATCCGTATATAAGAAATAATCTCCTTCATTTACCTCTCCCTTGCAGAATGCTTCCGCTATCTGCATCAATTGATTTGATTTATAAACATTAGTACCGCCAAAGTTGAGGAACGCTCCAGGCGTTGTTGCCTGAGGCGTGTCCCCACCATTAACTATACGCACAGTATGGCCGTGGGCCTTTAGCAGTTTGGGAAACTCAGTCTTCCACTGTTTTGTGTAGCGTGTTTCTACTGCTTCAAGATCAACTAGCCATATATTCATTAGTGCTTGGTCCTTTTATTACGTTTATTGCGATTACTTCTTGTAAACGCTCTCCATACATAACTGGAGTTGTTATACAAATCCTTTTCATTAAAAGGATAAAAGTTACCGCGGTTGTCGAGATTAAATCGACAAAAGTCTTTGAATTTTTCCAGATCGTGGAAAACTTTATCGTAGGCTTTACGATTAAACTGAATAGCCATTTTCTAATCCTCTTATCTAGCATACTCAATGTGAGCACCGTTCTCTCCATCTTCACTTACGTCAATGTGGACTTCACGGCCTGGGTGTTTAGCAATAATCTGATTGTATAGATCATCGCAAATCATTTCACAACTCTTATAATCTAGTTCAAGTGTCTTCTCCTCATACAGTTTTTCTAACCAACGTTTGAATTGAATAAACTCAATATCTCTGTCGTTGTGTGTTACAGTGATACCGACTTTGAAGTGGAATATGTGTCTGTGGGGATAACCCAAGAACGAAACATCATATTCATCACCTGTTGCAAGATTGGGATCATCCAATGCCGCAGGATACTTGTGGATACCTTCTTTTCTAAAAGTTACCCAAATCATTCTCTTTGCTGTATTCATAATACGTCTGTGATTGTCTTCTGCCATTGCTTCTTTCATCATGTTATCAGTTATGCTCATAGTATAGCACCTTCCTTGTTATTTGTCATCCTTAATCTTATCGTTTTTGTAATCATCCCAGACTGTGAATTTTGAACGATCCATTAAGTCATGCAGGCTGTGGCACCACACGCCTGGATTAGTTGCTTCAAAATCCTTGTCGTCAATTTTGAGCATTGTGTTATAGTTCCATTGTTTGATATACGGGATTGGAACCCTAATTTGTGGAATAAATTTTTCATCTTCTACCAAAGGACCTTCAAGAAACTCCTCAGCAGCATCTAATGGTATATCCAAACTGCACCAATATCCATTATCAAGAAATGGTTGAATCATTTTTTCCCACTCTGAATAGTAATCATATGCTGATGATTTTGATTGATTTGGGTTAAAACTGTGATTAGCACCAAAGAAGATGTGTTCGTTATCTTCTATGTAATCTCTAATTATGCTAGGACTATTAAGACCAGTAACAAATAATGTTCGCATCCCATAAGCAGGAGTTTTTTCGACTTCCACACCCGTAAAGAATGTAATGTTAGTTGCACTACCAGTTTCATAATCACGTTTCATTATGCGTGTTCCTTCTCCAACCTTTCAATTTCATCTTTCATCTTAAGACGATCACGTTTCATTTCGGAAATTTCTTCGTCTTTAAACTTACCAGTCTTTTCCATTGTATCGATCTTCTTATTTAGATATTGGTGTGTTTCTCTTAACCATTTGAGTCTTTGCGTATAGTCACCCATACTATGCCTCCTGTAGTTGTTGTTCGAGTTTGTCCAATTCTCCATCTTCTCTATCATCTGCCCAAGGCGTTTTCTCTTCTCCACTTTCATCTACCTCCACAAACATCCTGTTAAATTCGTTAGTAACACCACCACGCAATCTTGCACCTTCCAAGTTCTTAAGGAATGGATCTGCTTCCTTAATCATAGCAAATGCTTCATCCTTTGTCTTACACTCAAATAGTTCTTCTATGAATCTATCAAAGTATAGGATGTTACGTGGTACCCATTCAGAGTATTCATCACTCTTATCTGCGTCCTTGACTTTTCTCCAGCGTCTCCAGTCTGGACGATGATTCTGTAATTCTATGTCCATCAAGTTGTTTGCTCTCTGCACCGCAACAATGTGACAGTATACATTATGTGCCATCATAAGTGCATAACCAAATGAATCCCAACTAGTCTTTCCTTCCTTGCCTATCTTGTTCAGCATTCCTGGAGCATAGTGGCATATGTCCGCGATGCTAAGGCGTCTGCCAATTTCGCTTTCGAACGGGAAAGGAATATCATGCCGTTTGGCAAGACTCTTATTATCAGGGGCCTTGTCCATAATAACTGACCAACGTTTACTACTGTGTTGGGCATTAGTATATACCAACCCGTGTGCTGTAGCGATGAAAGGACTTGCGCAGTCGAAACTGATTGTAAAATTTTCATTGATGTGTTTGCGTACCTGTCGTTGAATTGAAGTAAGATAGCAGGACCAATCAAGTTGTGCCGTGCCCAGGAAGTGCATCCAGTCCTTGCCTTCTAGCATGCCATCAAACTTCATTGTCATTAATCTGCGTAGTGTAATGGGCATTTTGCACATATTAGCACCACCCATTGCCCAACCTTCGCAAGCCTTGTCTCCCCATACTTTAGGATCGGAGAATTCTTTGACACCCTCATACCACTGTTCAGCAGTATGCCAGTCAGATCCTTGTAGTACGTTTAGAAACTTAGTTTGTCCAAGTCTGCGTTCTAACCAATACTTGTTGTTAAATCTTGTCTTATCCAAGCAGTCCTCAAAACTCTTTAGTCCTGTCTTGGGTGAGTGAATGTGATCACATGCCCAAGTCGGAACATCAAGTAGCATTGACCAATCTGCTGTGAGCTCAAGCCAATTAAGAATATCATCTCTTGTCTTATTAGCGGCAGGACCTTCAAAGTTTAGCCAGTCAAATTTAAGAACACCCTTACCAACCTGATAACCACCTGAGTCACCAAGTATCATTGTTTTGCTTCGATCACGCTCTTGCACCATACTATCCATCTTAATAGTCTTGTCCAAGTTTAATTGTGCGTGTCCTGCAGAATACAAACCATACTTGTATGTAAAGTATCCTTCTTCTTCATTGAGGAAGTTCATTCCCTCAATGCCTCTATCAAAACCCTGTGGAATTCTATCCTTTGAAATAAACTCCTCATATCTTTGTTTTGATATGTATGTTGAAAAGAAACAACTAATAGCAGGCAAATACACTGCGTAGTCTTTCTGTAATGGTGTTAGGTTGACTGGTTTTTTCATAACTTTATTTAGGCCGCCTGTGCTGGAATGATATATTTGTATTTTGCCAATCCACTATCTAACTCAATCTGAATGGCCCCTTCGTTCGAAATACTCATCTTAGTATTGTTTACATCAGCAATCTTAAGAATGCTTAGGATGCTTGCAACAGGCCAAGTCCAGCCTCTATCTAGTTTACCTTCGACATTAGTAGCAAACACAAACTCACCACCGTGTGTTGAAGCATCACCAAAGATAAACTTTAGGTTACCGTCCTCAGTCTTTGCTAAAAATGTTGGATGTTCTGCATTAGCACCTGCTTGGAAACTGAATCTCTGAACTGCCGCCAGTGTAGGAACAACTTCTACGTCCCAGTTAACACCACGGAACTTCACAGTTTTCATTTTCTCGTTAATGATTTCCTGATTCATAAAACGATAGTCGTTTTTAAAATCACCATCAGCATTTTCAAAATGAATGCCCACCGGAATAGTAGCACCATTTCTTTCTGCATTTGTGATACTAATCTTTGCTTCTTTTTGATACTCAGTACCATCAAGTAAGTATTTTAATTTTTGTAGTTGTGGCATACCAAATGTGCCAAGCATATCCGGATAAGGATTATGCGTATCTGCTTCCATGATAACTGATCTGTCATCAGCCATTGAAAACATACCTGTTTTGTCTTCTTCGCCAGTAACCTTCACAGTAGTTAGAAAGCCTAAGTTCTGTGTATGGCTGACGATGTCTTGTAAGATGTCTTTCATTGAATTCTCCTTGTTCTTACATTATATTTAGGTTTTGTATAAAACACAAGCATTTTTTTACTCAAAATCAAATAATTTATTAAAGTTATTATCATTGCGAGTCTGGCTTATATCCCATTCCAAAACACCAATTAGGTTTCTGAGTTTTTCATCGATTACCGTATTTTCCATAGTTGCATCATCGAATGGTAACTCCTTAAACCATTCCGGTAGTCTTAATTCGTCTACCGGATACGCAACTGATGTATACCCCATTGGGTTATCCTTTACCTTACAAACGATAACCTTTGCACCGTCCGTAATGCTCATTGAATACTTGTCTCCATGCATACGCTTGAGCGTGTTCCAATTGATACTTGCCCTTACGTGACCTGGCATGTTAGCCTTGCCCTGTTTCTTTTCCTTGGCTTCGTATTCAGTAATTTTATTTGCACGTTTTGGAGAACCTTTCTCCCAACCTGGTCGTGCCTTAAATTCAGTTCGGAATTCCGTTATGTAGTCAAGCACACGTTCCTTTTCCTGTCCTTCCAATACCTGTTCCAATACCTTGCTTAAGAAGTCTTGGATTACGACAGGAGTATCCGAACGCTTGAGATCAAGGCCCATTGCCTTAATTTTTCCGCTCTTGCCTTCTGTGTCCGTTCTAAAACCTTCAATGTCATAGTAAAGAACAGCATAGCGTTTCTTTGTAATAAACAAACCTTTACTCGCAACAATTTCTCTAGCAGCCGCAATAACTTCTGAACGCTTCTTAGGACAATGGAATGCATCATTCATAAACTTACCAAATGTTGCATTTGTAGTTTCGCCAATAGTATCATAAAGTTCAACTACACTATCTTTAGTCCACGGAATGGTTCTTGCTTCGATATCTTTCTTGAGTGTGCTATATGCACTAAAGTATGTGGAATCTGTATCACCATACACAATTGCTTTACCTGTGTGATCATACTCTCCAGTTACAATTTCATTGATCTTAGCAGCCATGTGTTTCGTAATAGAACGTCCTGTTAGCGTTACAGATTGCCCTATTCTATTATCAAAAAATCTGCAACCAGGATTTAGGATCGCACCGTACAAACTGTTAAGTAGAATCTTTTTAACCAACTGTCGCTTGGCCCAGTATTCTTCCTCAATATTGTTTCCTGCTGTCTGGCTTTCCTTTTGCTTGGCTTGCATTTCCTTACGTTCCTTATACCAACGTGCAAGCAAGCCAGGTATTACACCTTCTTTTTCGTATGTAAAGATTGTACCATTAGCACTGAGCATCCAAGGTTGGTTGCTATCGTAAATAAGATCATAAACCTGTTTGGCACTTAATGTATCACTGTCTCCATTTTCCCAGTCAATCGTAATTTCTCTGCCAATTTCCTTTTCCATGACTGAACTATATTCAACTGATCCAAACATGCCTTCCCATGCTGCCGCAAAGGACTTTCCCTTTGCCATTTGTGATTCAATGTGTGCTTTTGTTCCATCCTGACGAAGTTGACCAACAACGGTTTCTGGACCCATGTTCAATGCACGAATCACTGATGGATACAGTGAATTCAAGTCAACTGACCCAATCCATTCGTGAATGCCTTTCTTAGGATATGCAACATAAGCACCTGCGGCTGGCTCTGAACCTGGCTCACGTTTCACTCTGTTAGGAACTATCATGCCACGCCTATGTGCTTCGTTGATAATGCCCTGTTCTGTAACAGCAACGGCACCCATTGTTGTTGAAATGAGGACTGTGTTTTCATGTGCAATTGTATTTGCTAAATCAATAAATTTAAGTTTCTTATCGAGTTTGTCAAGCAGTGCTGTGTCCTGCCTGTTATATTCAATGAACTTGCGGAAGTCGTTGTTGTATAGCGCATCAAGACTACCCTCGTACACTGTCTTTCTTTCACCTACTTCAAGTTCGCCGATAGCGTCTAGTCTATATGTGTGTCTTTCTTCATAGTTATATTTTCTATATAACTCTAAACTATCCACATGCACACGACCAATTAAATCATATGTCTGTGATTCCTTGCCAAATTTTTCGTATGTTCTTTTCTTAGGATACTGATTCCATAAGCAGAAACGCCTTGTATCTTCCTTACTTAATACTTTAGTTACACGGTTGACTGTGTATGGAATATCATAACCTTCTGAGTTCCATCCACTTAGTACATCTGCATCCTGTATCAAATCAAGAAATGCATCCAACATGTCTGCTTCGTTTTCATACAGTATTGTATTTGGAATTCCTTCAATAGCCTTTTGTGCTTCTTCCATTGAAAGGGTTTTTGGAGGAATGGCTAAACAGATTAATTCTTCCATCCACTGCAAGTGAACCGCTATTGAAGTAATAGGCATGAATGCATCTTCTGGTGATGCATATCCACGCTCTGGGTCAAAGTCGACCTCAATATCGAAAAACGCAACATTTAGTTTGGGTGCGTCAATATTAAGATAGTTGTCTTCTAAACAACGATAGATAGGATTAATATCGCTTTCGTATAATTTTTTATTAGAATGTATCGCAAGTTCCTTGCGAAGTTCCTTGATGTTCTTTGCTGTTACACGCTGTAAGGAATCTCCATATATGGAAGTGTGCTTTCCTCTAGTGTCCTTGTAATAGAATATGTGTCTTGGTTGATATTCGCGGAATTCTCTCTTGCCGTTCTTTCTTTCGACAATGCGAATTAAGTCTTCATTTCGATCATAGAATGCATCTACGTAACTCATCTTTTCTCCTTACATGCCATTTTCGGCTGGCAAATACCAAACTGTCCTTTTGTGGCGGACAATACCTTCTTCACTATTATATATCCTTATAGGACATCATGCAAGATAAAACAGGGCAATGCCTCCTAAACCTACCAAGGTTAAAACACCATTGGTAACAATGAGTGCAGGCTCCTTCCACATGAATGAAACTATCAACCAAACTACACCGCCCGCGGCTAACAGTGCTGGTCCAAGTGGATACAAATTAGGAAACGTTGCATTAACAAATGTTCCTATGATTAGTATAACGGTTGCCGTCCATTTAAGTATCGAGTCTGTCTTCATCTGTTGCCTCAGTTTCTTCTTCTACAACATCATCCGGCGGTAACATGGAAATTCCACCTCTATCAAACCATCTGCCATCATCCGTAACGAAGCAGTATGATTTAAAGTTATTACCGTCTATGCCTTGTTTAATTAATTGTTTCTTTTTAATGTTACCCTTGTATTCTGTATAATCTGCCTGTATTAATCTTAGTTGCCCAAAAGGATTGCCATAAATTCTATCTACTGGCTCACCATTTAGTCCTATGTGGTTTGAAACCACGGTGTACTTATTTGATTCCATTCTGCTTGTCTATTGCTTCTTTAATGTGCTGTAATTCTTTTGGAACTTTCCAACCAAACACTCTTGCAAGATGCACTCCGCTGTTAGCATATTGCTCATCCTTGGCACCTTTCTTCATTCCAAATCCGTATCCACCCTTTGTCTTGGTATGGATTTTTGGATCATACTGCGATGTTTCTGAGTAGTTCGTCATTTCTCTGTTCTGCCTTTTTGTAAGTCCGTTGTTCTTGGTTCTCTTTCTTGGCATTAAACCCTGTATTCAAACCACAGTCTATCTTCTAGTATCTTGTGGATTTTTTTCTGTGTTTGGGTTAACCCCTTAAAATTTTTTTTATTGTTTAATTTTTCGTACCAATTTTCCAGTTCGTTGTAACTTAGATTCTGTACTATTTGTTTGATATTTCTTAGCATATGTTATTATAATAACACAGGACTGGGTGTTTGTCAAGAGGGATTTTTAACTTCTTCTGCCTTTCCCTTTTTAGCACACAGTGGGCAGGTGTATTCCCTGCTATCAATTTTGAATTTATCTTCCATGGTGGGCATGGTCCAGTAGAATCCACAACCGTTGCAGGTAATGTGCCAAATTGTTTCCTTTTGGGTCTTGAACATTACCACCAACCTGATGCTATTCCAAAACCAAACACATTAACAATGCTGAAATAGAAAGTGAGCAGCATTACCCATGCAGCCCCTCGTCTGTATGCAGCATAGCACTGTGTAATGCTGCCGATGAAAAAATTAGGATATACTATGAGCATGTTTGGGTCACGTGCATTGAATGCCAGCGTTAGGCTTGCACCCACAGTGAATACGAAACTTACGAGTTCAAATGCAAATGCAATCTTATCGCTACGATAACTATTGATCCAAAAGGATTTTATTTGCTCCAAACTATTCACCACTAGGTGTTTTGTCGTCTGGAAGATTTTTTGTAATGCCCAGGATGCCTTCAATGTCTGCCCATTCTTCCTCGTGCTTGGCCCAATCACCCTTGTGTGCAATCTTGATTGCTTTGTTGATTGTGCTTGGCTTGATCTGTAGTTCCTCTGCGACAGCCTTTACGGTGTCCTTTAGTCCTTCGTTTAGATCCTCCACTTCGCGAAGAACATTTGATCCTTCACTAATTAGTCTTTCTAGTTTTGCTTTTTCTTCTGGTCCATAATTTCTTGACATATTTTTCTCCTAATTTTGTGTTATTATACACTGTTTAATTTATGTTGTCAATGTTTAGTTGTAAAATTTCCAACCATTCTGTGACACCATGTCCATTATGAATTGTTTTTCTTTCACGTAATCGTGTTGTCCCTTGTTTCTTTTTTCATAGAATGTCTTGGTTTCCTTAAAGTCAAAACCAAAAATATATACTTCTTTGTTACTCAAATCGTGTAAATGGTATAAAATTTGTATCCCAGTTGACGGCGGCGCACACAATTCTTCCTCGAGTCGCAATGATTGTGATAATGGTAATTTTAATATTTTAGTATTAAATGTTACCTTCTTAATCTTGTACTCCAATTCTTTCTTAGTAGGTGTGAATATGAGAGTGTGGAATTTGGGTGTTTCCTTATTGTATTTCTCAAATGTGTTTATTTCGCTTGAAGCCAAATAGTCCCATCTTGATCCCTGGCACTCAGAATTAATTATATCAGCCCTATTAAATCTAATTGTAGGATACAAATCAATCACATGTCCGTTTTTATTTGAAAAAATGCTTTCAGCATTTCCAACCACAGAAATTGGATTTGTTAAAATTTCGTTCATCAAGGTATTTAAGTCACAAAAAAAGCCGGCAGTTGATTACCGGCTTTTGTTTATTCTAAATTACTTGCCGCAGTTTGGACCGCAGTTACAGTCTGAACCACAGTTGCCTTTGCAGGCACAGTCCGGACCACAGTTGCAGTCCTTGCCTTCGTTCAAGCCTTTTTCAACAACATCATACATTTCAAAACGGCCACCGTTTCTTTCGTATAGCATTGCTGCAAAAATTTCTTGTTTGCTTGTTTCTTCTACTTTCGAAACAGCAACTCTGTTTGCCCATGTCCAAAGAACATCGTCCATAGGATCGATAGCCTGCTGTCCGCCACTTTCTTTAACCATCTTATACATGTCAACAAATGACATCTTAGGTTCCACCGATTCCTTGACAGTTTCTTTTTTCTTTTTATTTTCTTTGGCTTCGTCCATTTCTTTATCGTCTGAAGTTTTGCCTTTCTTCTTGTCCAGCATTTTTTTGAATGCTGCTTTCTGTTTAGCAGATTGTGCTTCTACAATTTCACCATCCATATCTACAAACGAAACAGACTCATTCTTTTTCTTCTTGTATTCTTCCATACAAGACTCAATCATTTCTTTTAATTTTTCTTGATCGCAGCCTGAATATTCCTTGCAAATTGCTGACTTGCTCATGCCCTTACCGCACATCATCAAAATGCTTTTCTTGCTAGGAAGTTTTTGTTTCTTCTCTGCTTTGATAACTTGTTCTGCTTCTTTTACAGGCTCTTTCTTTTTCTTAGCATCTTTTGCAGCCTTCTTCATAGGCTCTTTCTTGTCGCCATCTTTATCCATATCAAGAAAGTCCGGTTTTGCTGCTTCTTTTACTTTTGAATCTTTTTTCGCCTCGGTAACTACTTCTTTAGCACCCAGCGAGATTCCTGTTGATTCCGCCAGTGTTGAGTAATGCTCTAGATCTTGACCTGGCGTAGTCGGATCTAATTCGCGCATCTTTTTAATTATATTTCTAAAGTCCATCGTAGTTTCCTTTGTATAGTAAGTATTTATCTTCTTACCGGGTTCTCTCCAAATATACTGTTCTTCATATCCAGCGCATTTTTGGCTGTTCCGCGTGCAGTTTTAGGCTGATTTACCTTGGGTTGTGGTGGTGCTTTTGTGCCTGACTTTCCACCCCAGGGATCACCCGTATAGCTCTTCTTGCCTCGTGCTTTTCCTGGGCTTAAATGTGGTGCTGCTACACTTGCAATATTGCCTGAACTAGTAGCACCTGCTGTGGCACTTTCTTCCATTCCTGCTAGTTTAATAATGTCCAGCAAGTCTAGGTGTTCGTTAGTATCCTTATCCAGTGCTTTCTTACGCTTAATTAATTCTTTCTGTAGTTCTGGATCCTTTGCTGTGTTTGGATCCGCCTGTAGATCCTGTAGTGCTTTCTTCTTGGCAAAGTAGTCTTCCTTGTCACGTGTTGGTGTGTATTGGCTTTCATCCTTTACATCATCATGAAAAGGACTATACTTTTTGTATAGTTCTCTGTCTGGATCCACCTTATCGCCTAGGCGTCTAATCTCTGCTGCTTCTGCAGAACCTCTTTTCCATACTGAGTGATCGTCCGAATAATCATAAGTCCAATCGTGGCTCTTAAGCATTTTGATGTATTCTTCCATTTCTGGGCTATCTGAATACTTGATCTTGTTGGCTAGTTTTTCTTTATCAGCAGCATCAACAGCAGCCTTTTCCTTAGCCTTATCGTCACTGTCAACTTTGGATAGGATATCA